GTGTGGCCATCCTTTACCGCCACAATTCCGCTCATTGGATCTACGTTAAAATCAACCCCCAATAACAACGGCTGAATCGCAATATCCCTAGCCTTCTCCGAAATATTCGCGTCCGAAAAGCTAATCGCTACTAATCCAGTTAAATTCTCGAAGCTCGCTTCAAATTCTTGCCGGAACGTTCGAGAATCCAACTGCGCACGAGCAGCCTCTACCTCCTTCTCACTAACATTGCCGCCGTCAATCGTCGTATAACTCCATCGCTCCCATAATTTCGTTGGATCCTCCGCGACATAACACCACAAGTCATAAAACCAACTCGCTGTTCCATCAGGCGTTGAAATAAACAATGCCCAGCCCTCCTTGTCCGCTAAAGCTGGTCGTATAACCTCAAACCACACTTCTGCATCCATAAATGCAGCCTCATCCAACACCACTCCACTTAAACTGCGACCCCTCAACGCCATTGCGTTCTCGGTTCCCTTTAACTCGATCGTGGATCCGTTAATTAGCTCGATCCGTAGGTCCGTTTCGTTCTTGCTATGGATCCATACCTTCGGAACAAGCTTCTTTAATGCCCGCCAAGCAATATCCTTTGCCATTCGATACGTTGGCGCCCAATAAAAAAATGTCTCCCCAGGTCGATTGATCGCTCCACGCAACAACTCGACGCAGGACAGGTACGATTTGCCGAAACGTCGACCCGCAACCAATACTCGAAACCGTTTTTCGCATGAAAAGACTTCGCCTTGCGCCCATCGAAGTTGAATGGGTTCGGAATTTTGACTCATGCCTATCACAATACATAAGTTCTTGACCCCTGCCCCCCCTGTTGTCCATACGCTCCAGCAACAGTTATCATTTGTGGAACGGTAATCTTGTGGCAAATGGGACTTAGAACGCCTGACGCGGTTAAAGATGAACGAGTGAGGCGCTTATATCGTCGCCAACTCGATGGCCTTTCCGCTAGAGCACTGGTCTATGACCATGCCGAGAAAGAAGGCATCTCACTTGCGACTGGTTGGCGTGATTGGGCAGAAGTAAAGCAAATGGTTGAAGAAGATTGGAAAAATGATCGCGAAAATATGCTTCCGCGTCTTCAACACATGCGCACCAAACTCTTTCATCAGGCTCTGAAGAAGGGGCAGCTGCAAACCGCAAGTCAGGTTCTTGACTCCATTGGACGTGTCATCGGTGAATCCACTGAAGTCGTTAATATCCAAGCGCCTGATCTGACGATCAAGATCGAAGATAAAAACGCCTGACGTTCCAAGCAACCCGCAAAGACGCTGAGCCTCCCATATCGGGGGGCTTTTTTAGTACACGAATGCTAGTTGACGAGAATATATTTAAGTTGTGGGGCTAGTACATCTGTATTGGACAATTGCAACACTGCCCCCCTGTGACAGTTCACAGGTGGCACAAGTACAGAGTAGTACACTTTCGTGGGCTTGCGAAGCCGTACCATTCTTGTACTACTTTGTGACAGCTGGCAAGGTGTCCCGCGATGCTGTGCTAGTGCATCATTTCCTGTTAAAATACTAGGAGAGAGAAGGACAGCAATCTTCTCTCCCGAAACCGAACCTTGAAAACCGCATAGACTCACCCGCTGAGAGCAGATCCTCGGATCTCGTCGCCAAAGCCTCTCGCAGCCTTCACAAGCTGCAGCGCCTGTTTGCTCGCAAGCCGTTCCCACGGCTGCTCTCACAACGTGCGGGAAAACCACCCCAAAACACCCCCAAACGTTCCAAACAACCCCACATAGAAAACCATGAAACACGTCATCACTCACACGTTTGATGTCACCAATAGCCGTCTGTCGCTTCGTGCTTTTGAAGTTGAAGCGCGGAACGACTCAGGCAAGGTTGAACTCAGGGGGATCGGTAAGAAAGCTCTCAGGTCTGGTGTTCTTGATTACATCTCAGCCGAACGCTGGAATGATGACGGCAAAGATCACCTAACTCAGATCATCCAGTACGCGACGGAAGCGATCCGCAAGATCGACGAAGCCGCAGCAAAAGAAGCCGCCTAGGTTTCTACCGTTCCAAACAACCACAAACCCACGAGGCAACACCATGACGCTTGAAACCTATTTCACCCGTTGTTGTCTCGCCTTATTCTCTGTCGGCTGTGTTGGCCTCCTGGTCAACGTTGCCACTTCAGAGTTAAGCGAGACTCCGAACCAGTCAACAGGAACCCAGCAGGTTCATAGAGTCAAGGGATGGGCACAATGATCTCATCTCCTTATGTTGTTTTCAGAGCTGACAATTCTATGGCCTTAAGTGATACTGCCAGAGAGCTAAGTCTCTACGCTGAAAACGTAGAAGCCTACATCGGGCCAGTGATTAGAAATCTTTCTAAGCACTATAAGCGCGGCAACTATTCTTTCGATCTGGCAATTAAGTCTATCGAAAGATATTGCTTACAGCCTGCCGCGAAGCAGTATCACCTAGAGCACGGCTCAATGAGCTCTAAGTGGTCTGACATCTTTCCCAAGCCTGTCAGGCTTGAAGCCGCTGAAGACATCGCCAGTCGATGGACAGCAGAGTTTAAGCTTGGCAATTTCTGGGATTAACTCACACAAGATCGCCCGCCATTGAGCGGGCTTTCTCGTATTCGTTCCAATCAAAGCAAACTCTATGAATCGCAAACTCGAATTAAGCTTTCAAGGTGGCAGACGTTACAGGCTGCGGATCTTTAATTTTATCAAGTCCGAAAGCCGTTATTCATACGACCCAGCCAACGTCTTCAATGGGGATCACGGCGAAATTATGGACATCTTGGATAAATGGAAGGATCACTTGAAAAAGACCGGCCAGCCGTTCATTGAAACAAGAGGATGAAAACTGCCCGGCTTTAGGCCGGGCTTTTTTATGCTTTGGTGATAGGATGCTAGGGGATCACGAGATCAAGGCTCGTGGCCCGAAAAACACACCAGAAAAAACATGAGCAGAAAAAACGTCAACAGAATCATGGCGGTCTATGACCTAGCCACGACCCAAGAAAAGATCGATGGTGCTAGCTGGTATGAAACCGCACACCGAATCGCTCAAAGCCTGGCAACCGATCACGGCCTAACGATCCAATCAACAGCAGGCGTTATCAGCGCCTTAAGTCCACGGAATAAGTGGAAGCGCAACGTGATCGACGCAGAAAACCTAATTGAAGCTTTTACAGTTGATCCTGAGTCAGCCTGCAACATTAAAGTTTCAACGTTCAATAAGAATAAGGAACGAGCGTTAAAAATACTGTCAGGTGATTTTCAAAGAGATAAATATGATTCTCTTGATGACATTGCCAAGATTCTTAGCGGTCCAAAATTAAACGAGTTCTTTAACTGTATTTTGTTGCGTGATGACGTCTGCATTGACGGTCATGCTTATTGCATCTGGAATGGGGGCAGAACGTCTCTGGCTGACGTGCCAAGCATCGGAGTCAAGTTAAGGAAGGAGATTAAAGCCGACTATGCGAAAGCTGCCGAACGCACCAACACCACACCGGCAGTGATGCAGGCGATCACATGGTGCACTTGGCGCAGAATCCACGGTGTTGGCAAATAAGACAAAGCCCCGCCAAAGAGCGGGGTTTTTTTATGAGCCGGTCAGCGTGATGGTAGAGCCTTCGCTACGGGCTCTGAGAAGCTTCTGAATGATCCAAGCGCAACGCGCTGAGGTCTTCCTGCCTTCTGGGCTGTCCTTGTACCACGTAAGGGCCTCTAGGACGATCTCAACCTCATCAGGACTGAAATACTCACCAGGCCGAACGCTAGCCATTAGGTGGTCTTCCAGAAGCCGTTTCATCGTAGCCATGAGGGTTGCCTTTAATTGATTGATACTCTACAATAGCACTTGAATAGGTCAGCGCAAGCGACCCGTTCCAGCAGCACCAACACAAAACCGCCCATGACAAAAGCTTTCCCACGTACCAGAAAGACAACCCTCAGCCAGAAAATTCTGAGAATTATCATGAGAATCATCAATGGCTGATCGTGACGCCATTGATGCAGCTATCTCAGATCTAAAGGCTGACGGCTCTTGTCATCGTGAAATAGCTGATCAACTCATGGATACCTTCGACGTCTCCCAGGCAACCGCCTACAGACACATTGAACGCTTCTCCAGAGTTCAACCGCTCCAAACGGACAAGCCCGCTTGGCTAGCTCCGTACCAGCAAATCAACTCCCTTCTACAAAGAGCAATTGCTCGTGATGATGAGGAGAAAATTGATCACTACAGTATGAGACTTTCTGTCCTCATTCAACGCCACAAAATTGCAATCTTACCCGATCAACAATGAACTCTTACGACTACGAACTTGACGAAGACTATTGTCCTGTCTTCCCTGATGACCTCTCCGATGAAGAAATCGAAGACATACGAAGGAAGGATGAAGAAGACTCCGTACTAACACCAGCAGAACGTAACCCGAGTCTCACATGACATTAACCGCCAAAGAGCTTGAACTACTGGTTGACTCGATCACCTGGGAACTAATCTTCCTTGAAGAGAAAGGTTGGAGTGACTCCAAACGAGCCAGCCTCCTTCGTGATCTTCAATCTCGTATTCAACAATTTGCATCAACAAAAAACAACCTTATCCTCACATGACTCTCTTTGAAATCAAACAAGCTATCCACTCAGGTCGCAGAGTATTTTGGAGCCATCAAGGCTATGAAGTAATCTATGCGCCAAAGATCTCTGAATACTTGATCAAGTGCCATGGTAACCAAAATATCATTGGTCTCACATGGAAAGATGGCGTCACAATGAACGGCAAACCTTCTGAATTTTTCACCAAATGACTAGCCTTTACACCGCTCAACAAAATCTCCTAATGCTGGAGAGATGTCCGACATGGTACGAACATTTAGATAAAATTGATGCCGCAACAGCAGACTGGGATCGTATCTATGACATCCGTACCAGTGCAGGCTGGGAACTCGATGAGGGTGGCTGGTACGCTCCCTGCCCTGATACAAACGAATTGATCCCTGAATACGATTGGATTGACAATGGACTCCCTTACCCTGAGGAGAAATGAAACCCGCTCAGTTCCACGTCCCAAATGCACTATTCGTGGAAAGGTCTCTTCGTAGAGAAGGGCCTTCCCCTGTTTATGTAGCCTGGAAACCTCATACCTCTAGGCTATTTTATGACAAGAAAAACCTATTAAAGTTTTGCGCTTGGCCCAAATCTTTGCCTACTGGTCAGGCTTTACGTGATTGGCTTGATTCTTTCGATGATCAGCCCTCCGCTCCAAAAATACATAATCATGATCGGATAGTGGCAGAAGGGTTTGGCCCTGAAGCTCATCTAGATGAATCTGATCCTAACCACCAAACTAAAACGGTAATTTAGTATGAACCTCACTTGCCCCGACTGTAATCATGAAAAGTCAGACACCCTTGAAACTAGAAAGATTAATACTACTTGTAATTCATTGATTAAAGCCTGGAAAGGTTATTCACCGAAAGATTGTATCGTTAGGCGGCGGCATGAATGCCGGATTTGTGGTCATAGATGGTCTACCTTGCAATTAAGCTTTGATGATGTAAATAAACTTCGTGGAGTTACTGTTGATAAAAAAATTCAACAGAAGACTAAGGCGATTCAAGTGTTGTTAAAGCAAATTAATGCTGACTTAAGAGATCACCTATAAGGCCACGCTGGCTCTGTGTCTGCGTTCCAAACGTCCTCATCATTAATGTTGATGGGGCGTTTTATTGCGTATTCTCGGAATATTATCTTTAGCTCTTCTGTTGTCATCCCAAGCTCATTGGCTTGTTTGGCAACGTTCTTTTGTCCGGTGAATAGTTCTTCTAAAGCTCTTTCTAATTGCATCGCTTATTACGGCGCTTTTTTTCCTCTTCGTTCCTATACCAAAATCCTTTGGCAAGAACTGTTAATCCCTGGGGACTTGTAGCTGAAGCTGCTTCCTCTCTTGCTCTATCAATGTTAGAAAATACTTGACGCTCATTTGCGCCTCGACTCATGTCCTCTGCTCTAGGCGGCATCAAGATCTAACGCTCCAAGCGCCAACATAGCTTGATAACGACTAAGACGCTCAGACCATCGACACTCACATCCCCTTAGCTCTAATT